GCGACCAAGGATACGCAGTCGAGCGAGGTCACGGACTCCGACGGAGACGTAGCTCCTCGCGGTGGCCTTTGCTATTACAAGGTCATTATCCGAAACGGAGTGCGTGTTTTCAAGGGTGTGTTCCACCCTCTTGTTAAGGCCATTCTCGGCAACGATAGCGCGGCGACGAAAGGCTCCTCTATCACGTTTGGCACGAGCGCGACGACCTTTACCGTGTTCCGTTGCAATTCCGGCGCATGGCGCATCACGAAAGAGTTTTCCACAGAGAGCGATTGTATCGCATGGTGCGATACCAAGCTCGGGAAACCGGCATCCGGCGGCTAATATCTACACACGACGGGAGGCGAGCGAGAACGGCTCGCCTCCCGCTTTGGTAATTGGAGGGTAAAGGTATGAAAGCGGCAAAAATGACGGTCGCGGGCGTAACATATTACCTCATTTTCGACGGCGAGGCCATGTTTACGCTTCGGGACATTTACGGCGGGACACAACTCGCGCTTGAGGCGATAGAACCAGATACCCGCGAGGGCTTTGCGGTGACGTGCGCTATTGCGGCGTTGCTGGCAGAACGCGGCGAACTCCTCCGGCGGCGGCTCGGGTACGACTCCGGCACTATACCGGAAAAGGACGATTTTCTACATGCAGTAAGACCGTTTGAAATCGTGGAGCTCAAACGTGCGATTATGGCGGCTATCGAGCTCGGCTATGGTCGAGAGGTCACGAGCCCCGGCGACAATGAAATCGACGAGGGACTCGCGGAACTTAATCAAAAAAAAACAAGATAAGGCGGGCGGATTATTACCGTATCGCCGTTCTTTGCGGAGTCTCCCCGGCGGAGGCTCTTTTTATGGCTCCCGGAGAGGTTTTCGACCTTTGGGAGCTCTATTTATCCGCACACGGTAAAAACAGGGGCGAGGAGGGCGTGTAATGGCAAACCGTGAGATAAAAACGAAAGTCGCTATCGACGGGGAAAAAGAATACAAGGAGTCTCTCAAAAACATTAACTCCGCCCTCGGGACGCTCAAGTCAGAATTAAAGCTCGTAGAGAGCCAGTACGCGGGACAAGCAAACAGTTACGCGGCGTTAAGCGCCAAGGGCGACGTGCTTTCCCGTATGTATGACCAGCAGAAAGAAAAGGTCAGGGCGGCGGCGGAACAACTCGAGAAAGCAAAAAAAGCTCAATCGGACTACGCCGAAAAAGTCGCATCCGCACAATCTGAAATTGCGCGTTGTGAGGCCGCTCTCGCGGCTCTCGGCGACGAGACGGGCGACACGACCAAGGAGCAAGAAAAGCTCACAGCGGAGCTCGAAAAGGCAAAGAGTGAGCTTTCTGCCGCAGAAAAAGGCTATGCGTCTACGACGCGCTCCGTCAATTCTTACCAAACACAAGTAAATAATGCAGAGGTCGAACTAAATAAACTCGACTCCGCTCTCAATAAAAACGCCTCCTATTTGGACGAGGCCACAAAATCTTCCGACGGTTGCGCCGAATCTATTAATGAATACGGGGATGAAGTTAAAAGGGCCGGAGAGGACTCCGAGGAGGCCGGAAAGAAGTTTGACAAGGTAAAAACCGCCGCAACCGCTCTCGGCGCGGCGGCGGCAGCGGCAACGGCGGCGCTTGCGGCGGCGGCTATCAAGCTGGGAAAAGAGGTTATCAGCGCATACGCCGATTACGAGCAGTTGGTCGGCGGTGTTGAGACGCTCTTTAAGGAAAGCTCGGGTAAAGTGATGGAGTATGCGAATAACGCATACAAAACCGCCGGGCTTTCTGCAAATGAGTATATGGAAACCGTGACGGGCTTTTCTGCGAGCCTTATTGCATCCCTCGGCGGAGACACGGAAAAAGCCGCCGAGTATGCAGACAGGGCAATTACGGATATGTCCGATAACGCTAACAAGATGGGCTCGGACATGGCCTCCATTCAGAACGCCTATCAGGGCTTTGCCAAGCAAAACTATACAATGCTCGATAACCTCAAGCTCGGGTATGGTGGTACAAAAGAGGAGATGCAAAGACTTCTCGAGGACGCGGAGAAGCTTTCCGGCGTGAAGTACGACATTTCGAGCTATTCGGATATTGTCGAGGCTATCCACGTTATTCAAAATGAAATGGACATTACGGGGACGACAGCAAAAGAGGCGGAGGCTACTATCTCCGGCTCTATCGGGATGCTGAAATCCTCGTTCCAAAACCTTATTACCGGACTCGGCGACGCTGACGCGAACATAGACAAGCTTTGCGGTAACGTTGTGGACTCCTTTAACTCCGTCGTAAAGAATATCTCGCCGGTTATTGAAAACCTTGCAAAGAGTGTACCGGACGCTTTAGAGGGTTTCCTCGACGCGATTTCGCCGCTCCTGCCGGAACTCCTCGAGATGGGAGTCGGACTCTTTGAGGCGCTCTTGAGCGGCATAACATCGGCGCTCCCGGAGCTTATGAGTACGGCGGCCTCGCTTGTGACAACGCTCGTACAAGGCATTATTGAGGCTCTACCGCTTGTCGTCGAGGCGGCGGCGCAGTTCGTGACAACACTCGTACAGGGAATTGCGACAGCGCTACCGACGCTCATTCCGGCGGCTGTGGAGACGGTAACGACCATCGTCTCGACGCTTATCAAGAATGTTCCGCTACTAATCGACGCGGCGCTCCAACTCGTGCAGGGGCTTGCGGAGGGCGTTCTCGAGGCTATCCCTGTACTCCTCGAGGCGTTGCCGGAGCTCATAGAGAGCCTTATTACAACGCTCCTCGAGGCCGTCCCGCAAATTATCGAGACGGGTGTAACGCTATTGACTGCCCTTGTGGAAAACCTCCCGGATATTATTACGACGATATGCGAGGTTTTGCCGCAAATCATAGAGAGCACGATTGCAACGCTCCTCGAGCATTTACCGGAAATCGTAGAGGCTGGCGTACAGCTTTTGACGGCGCTTATTACCAATCTCCCGCAAATCATTTTAACGATAGTGCAGGCGCTACCACAGATTATCACCGCCGTCATTAACGCGCTTATAAGCAATATCCCACAAATCATCCTGACGGGCGTACAACTCTTGACCTCGCTCATTACCAACCTACCGCAAGTTATCGCCGAAATCGTCCGCGCCATGCCGCAGATTATAACCGGCATGGTGTCGGCGCTGGGACAAGGCGTGTCGCAGATGGCGGAGGTAGGCGCAAACCTCGTCCGGGGCTTGTGGCAAGGCATCCAGTCTCTCGCCGGGTGGCTATGGGATAAAGTGTCCGGGTGGATTTCCTCAATTTGGGACGGCATTACGGACTTTTTCGGCATTGCCTCACCGTCTAAAAAGATGGCGTGGGTATCTGAAATGAACGTCGAGGGCGCGGTCGTTGGCATCGAAAAGAACAAGGACAAGGCCGTAAAAGCCTATGGAGCAATGGGCGAGGAGATGCTCGCCGAGGTAGACTCCGGCCTCGCGGCGGTCAACGACAGACTCAAAACCTCTATCGGAGAAATCGAAACGGGCTTTTCTGCAAAGGCGACCGTCGAGGCTGTCTCCGCATCCATCCCGGCGGACTTGACCGGTCGCGGCGGCGCTCCGGCGGCATCCGGCGGCGGAGATACGACCGTAACAAATCATTTCCATATTGAGGAGTTTGTTGTCCGCGAGGAGGCGGACATTAAGAAAATCTCCCGCGAGCTCTACAATATGCAGAAAACGAAATCACGGAGCAAGGGGGTATCTATGGCGTGAGCATGGGTTTTATTTTCAACAATAAGCACAGCGGAGATATGGGCGTCGTGTTCAAGTCCACAGACCGGACGCTCCTCCCGGCGAAACGTGTCACACAATACACGATACCCGGCAAGAGTGGCACATACGACATTGAGGACGGTTACGAAAACCGCGAAATCGTATGCACCGTCGCTTTCGTCGGTGATGGCTACCGCTATGCGGGCGTGAGAACAAGGGCTCGCGCCGTGGCGGAGTGGCTCTCCGGTGAGGGCTTGCTCGTTTTCGACGACGAGCCAGAAAAGGCATACTCGGCAAAAGTGGTCGGCGGTATCTCTATCGAGCAAATCGCCATTACGGGAACGTGCGAGGTGCGCTTTCTCTGTAAGCCGTTCGCCGAGTCCTTGCGCTACAACCAGCAGGACGTTAAATCCGTATCTCTGCCCCATACGGAGGCGGTCAACGTCAACGGCTCGCAGGAGACGGACGGCCTTATCTACATTACGGCTCGCGGCAATATCCAAACGCTGACGATTACACGGCTCAAGGTCAATTAAAAATTAGGAGGTTTTACTATGAGCGCATTATCCAACGTACACGCATCCACCCTCTTGAATACGTCCTTGCGGAGCGGGACGTACTACCTCGCTCTTTTCCTCACCGACCCGACGGCAAGCGGGACAGGTACGGAGGTGTCCGGCGGCGGTTATGCTCGAAAGATTATTGATTTCGGCGCACCCTCCCTCGTCTCCGGCAAAGAGCAAGTATCTAATTCCGCCGCCGTTGATTTCGGAACAGTAACGGCAGACCTCGGCACGGTGGCCTATTGGGGCATTTATGACGCTCTGACCGGCGGTAATTTGCTGTGGTACGGCTCTTTCTCCCGGAGCAAGAACGTACTGAATGGCGACGCTATCACGGTGTCAGCGGGGGCTATCGTTTGCACATTGGCATAACGAGGAGGCGGGACAATGTATAACCGCGCTCCATACAACAGGACGGCTTACAACCGTACATTGTCTATCGTGTTCGAGTGGCTCGCAACAGCTAACGCGGAGGCGGATACCTCGGCAACGTTGAGAATCATCCGATACATGGGCGGCTCGGCGGTAGCTGTGTCCACTGCATCGGGCGAATACGTCCGAGTGTTCCTCCCCTCCGCGCTGGCGGAGGCGGAGGCCGGAAGTATCGGCGACTATATCAGAACGCTATTTTTCTCCGCGCTGGCGGAGGCCATAGCGACAGCGACCGGAGCCGGTGTTTCGACATACGGCTCCGTTACGCTGGTTATTGAGGGTGTGAATATGGTCGCCGGAGACGAGCTCATTATCGACACGGAGCACATGACCGTAACGCTCAACGGCGCGAATATCATCGACCGCGTAAGCGACGATAGCGCTTTTTTCAAGCTCCAACCGGGCGAAAACGATATTATCGTCGAGGGCGGCACAACGGCAGATGTAAAAATCTTGTGGAAAGATAGGTGGTTATAATGGCAAAGCCGCAGGTTTTCGACCGCAATATGAGGCGGCTCGCCTACCTCGACAATGCACTCGCCGTCGGCTATGCGCTCGAGACTAATTCCCTATGGTCGGCGACATTTACCCTCCCGGCGGACGATAAGAAAAACGCTTATTGTGCGCCTCTGAACTTCGTCGAGATTTTCGACGGCGACGAGCGTATAGACCTATTCCGCATCATTGGGGAGGATTTGGAGCGGAGCGACGGAGCAACTCGCTATTATAACTGCGAGCACGTCCTCGCTACGCTCATATCGGACGTTCTTTTTCAATATCACCAATGCGGCGGCTCCGGCGTAAAGACCGCCGACGTTCTCAATTACATTCTTGCCCGGCAAACTCGGCAAAACTGGAAGCTCGGCGACTGCGATTTCAAGCGGTATTTTGAATATAATTGGGAAAATTCGACGCTCCTCGCGGCTCTCTTTGCCGTGCCGGAGTGCTTCGATAGTGAATACCTTTGGTCGTGGGATACGACCGTCTACCCGTGGACGCTTTCGCTTACCATGCCGACCGATGCTCTCAAGAGTGAAATTCGGTACGCAAAGAACATGACGAATATCAAAAAGACGACGGACGCGACGAGTATCGCAAACCGTGTCTACGCGCTGGGCTATGGCGAGGGCGTAAACCAACTGACGATAGAGTCGGTAAACGGAGGCGTTCCATACGTCGAGGATGCTTTGAGTATTGAGCGATACGGCTTGTGCGCGACTATCCTCGTAGACTCACGGTACGAAATCGCGGAAAACCTCAAGGCATACGCCGAGCAGATACTCGCCGGACTCAAAGAGCCGTATGTGAGTTATGAAATCGGCGCTATCGACCTCCACCGGCTTACCGGCGACAGCTTTTCAAAGTTTCGCCCCGGCGAGGTCGTCCGCGTCGTGGACGAGGCCGACGGAATCAACCTCCGTACCCGCATCGTCCGTGTAGAGAAATCAGACGCGGAGGGCGACCCGGGGAATGTTACGGTTACGATTGCCAACAAGACGCAGGATATAGCCGGTAGCATTTCCAACTTGCAGAGCCGCGCCCTTATCGGCGAGACATACGCGCAGGGCGCGACAAACCAGCAAATCTATAATTTCTCCGATAATGCCGACACGACTCACCCGGCGAAACTGCAACTCTATATTTCGGGCTCCGTCGTAAGGATTAACAAGATGCTCTTGAATGTGGAATTTGAAGCATTTAGAGCCTATGAAAAGACCGTAAAATCCGGCGGCGGGCAAACAACGTCCTCCGGCGGAGCCTCTACGGCAACATCATCCTCCGGTGGGGGTACATCGAAAAGTACATCTAACGGCGGAGGAAGTACGGTAACAAGCCAGAGCGGCGGCAGTTCTTCAGAAACTGCCGGAAATATTGGAGATTATAACACTAATGATGTTACCGCAAACGACGGAAAACAGCATCACCACCAGCTAATTCATACGCACTCTATTTCAATTCCGGGACATACGCACAAAGTTTCCGTCCCGGCGCATTCCCACGATTTTTCTATCGGAGAACATTCCCATTCCGTAAATATTCCAAATCACACCCATAGCACAAAAGACCACACCCACGAAATCGAGTTCGGCATATATGAGGGGCAACGCGCCTCAAAAGCCACTATCAAGGTAGACGGCAAAGAGATACCCGCGCAGACCTCGTATAGCAATATCGACATTGTGGAGTTCCTCGCAACGGACGACAGCGGAAAGATACGCCGTAATGCGTGGCATACCATCGAGATACTCCCGGACAACATGAGTCGTATCGTGGGCGCGGTGTTCGCTCAAACATTCTGTAATTCTCGCGGTGGCGGGGACTACTAAAAGGAGGAAAGAAAATGTCCGAATTAGTGAAGATGTACCCGGCACAAGCGAAATCGACGGAAACCTCGCTCTCCGGCGCACTGACGGCGGCGGGGACGACAATCAATGTCGTTGATGGCTCCGCTTTACCGGATGCTCCGAATTTGCTCACGATTGGAGCGGACGGCTCCACGGCGGAGACGGTGCTCATGACCGCAAAGAACGGGAACACGCTCACGGTAACACGAGCGCAGGACGGCACGACCGCCCGCGCATGGTCGGCGGGTGACGTTATCGCCCGTTATTTTACGGCGGCAGACCAAAACGCCATGCAGGAAAATATAAAAAAGCTGGACAGCGAAAAGGCCGCGAAAGCCGCCTCTCCCGTCGCCGGAAATCTCGCCGGGCTCGACGCGAGCGGCAATCCGACCGACTCCGGCAAGAAACCGGCGGATTTTGCCGATGCAAACCACACCCACGCGGGCAAGGCCGACAAAGTAACCTCCGCCACGGCGGGACACTTTGCCGGGCTCGACGCGAACGGCAATCTTACCGACTCCGGCAAGAAAGCGAGCGACTTTGCCGCCGCCTCTCATGCTCACGCAGGATATGCAGAGGTAAAGATTTTCTCCGGTGTTTCCGTTGCCGCCTCCGCATGGGCAAGCGACAGCACATACGCGGCGTATCCATACGCGGCCTCTATTGCTTGCTCCGGCGTGACGGCGAGCCATGTTCCCGAGGTGGTGTTCGGCGCGACGGAGGCCGCGAGCGGAAACTTTGCGCCGGTTGCGCTTTCCGGGAGCGGAACGGTCAAAATCTACGCCGCGACAAAACCGACAGCGGCTATCACGGTGCAGAGCATTACTTGTATTAAGGCGGTGAGTTAAAAATGATTGGCAAAACAAACGCAGTCAGCAAGCCGGGAGTCGAACTCTCCCTCGTGGTATCCGTGACGACCGGCGCGACAGTCACGGCGACAAAGGGCTCTAAAGTGGTAAGCGGAACGGCCTCCGGCGGCTCGTGCGTCTTACCTCTGCCGGAGGCCGGTACATGGAGCGTAAAGGCAACACTAAACGGAGAAACATCCGATACGAAAAGCGTCTCCGTCGTAGATAGCTACGCGGTGGCGCTGACGTTCTTTTCTGCGACGATTACGGTCGAGGTGGACTCCGGCGCATCCGTCACGCTGAAAAAGGGCTCGACGACCGTCGCCACAAAGACCAGCACGGGAACGGCGGTCTTTACCGTCAAAGAGACGGGTACATATACCGTCGAGGCCACAAAGAACGGGCAGACCGTGAGCGGCTCCGTAAATGTCGTTTCCGGCACGACTGCCTATACGCTGGCGCTCTCTTTCGTGAGTTCCACACTAAACGATAACGATTGGAGCGTTATCAAGTCCGTTTCCGACGCTGGACAGGGGGCGAACTATTGGAGCATCGGCGACCGCAAGGCCGTAACGCTAAACGGAACAGTCAACGCATGGACTCTATCGAACGTCACGACATACGCTTTCATTATCGGGTTTAACCATAATGCGACCGTCGAGGGCTCTAACCGCATCCATTTTCAGCTTGCAAAGACCGCGCTCTCCGGCGGTGCGGACGTATGTCTCTGTGATAACTATTACGGCAACACAAGCGGCGGCTTTAGAATGAACGCAAGTCAAACGAACTCCGGCGGATGGGCGAACTCAAATATGCGTACCGCGATTTGCGGGACGAGCCTCTCGAGCTATTCCGGGACGTTCCTTGCGGTCATTCCGGCGGAGCTCCGCGCCGTGCTGAAATCTGTCACCAAGTACACCAATAACACGGGCAACAGTACGGCGGCGAGCGCAGTCACAGCAACAACGGATTACTTTTTCTTACTATCGGAGTACGAGGTTTTCGGCAGCACTAAATACGCAAACTCGAGCGAGGCAAGTAAACAGGCACAATACGCCTATTACTCCGCCGGGAATAGCAAAATCAAGTACAAGCATAACGCGACGAGTACCGCCGCCCGTTGGTGGCTCCGTTCCCCGTGTGCGGGCGCCTCCGCCTTTTTCGTGAATGTGAGCACCGACGGCACGGTCGACTACCTCATTGCCCTCTACTCGCGTGGCTTTGCGCCCGGCTTTTGCGTATAATTCGGAAATCCAGACTTGCGCCCTCAATGGGCGCATAGTCGGCAAGGAGGAAAGAAAATGTCTGTACCAAAATCGCGGCGCGGCGAAAGCCCGGCGGAATACATCAACCTCGCCCGCGAGATTTATGTATTCACATATAACCGCGTCCGCATCCTGCCGAAAAGCTACACGTTTTATTTTTCTCTGCCGCTCTACAACGCGGCGCGAGAGGCTTATCGCATGATAAAGACGGCAAACCTCATTTACGTTGACGAGAAAGCGCCGGAGGAGATACGTCGCCGGAACATCCAGCGACGCAAAGAGTATTACGAGACGGCACAGGGCTATTATAACTCGATGCTCGATATACTCGACCTCGCTTATATGACCGTCAACCATGAGAAGATACCGCCGAACGTCCTCAAAGAATGGGTAAAGCTCATTACGGACGAACTCTCGCAAGTCTCAAAAATCAAGCGGAGCGATAAGGCGCGAGCTTAATCCTCCGAGTGATTAGGTTATATTCCGCATCGCCGCCAATTGGTGGCTCCGTTCCCCGAATGCGAGCAACTCCAACAATTTCGTGAATGTGAACACCGACGGCACGGTCAACAACAACAATGCCAACTACTCGAATGGCTTTGCGCCCGGATTTTATATTTGACACGGGGCAGACCGAATAACTCCTCACGGAGCGAAAGCAGTCCCCATATAAAAGGGGAATATAACCTCTCTGACGGCCTCGCGCCGTCGGACAAACATATACCACGATACGGTTAGCCGGACGCTCCTTGCATGGGCGCGGAGTGCGTGTTTTCCGCGCTTTCATGGCTCGCCGTTACGCATTTTAGACAACACGCCGAGAAAGAAATGTACGAGGTATTGTATCTTATGAACAGCACAGAGAGACGCGAGGCGCGGTATCAGCGTCGCAAGGCCGCGAGAATGGCAAAGAAAGCCGCTTTACTCCGGGAGTACGGAGATTTCGAGACGGTTTTCTCGTTCGAGCGGCTTTATGAGAGTTACCGCGCCTCCGTCCGTGGCGTTGGGTGGAAAGCGAGCACACAGCGATATAAAGCCTCCTCGCTCGCCAATGTCACAAGGACACACGAGGAATTGATAGCCGGGAAATACCGCTCCAAGGGATTCTATGAGTTCGATATTGTGGAGCGAGGAAAGCCGAGGCACATTCGGAGCGTTCATATTTCCGAGCGTGTCGTACAACGTTGCTTGTGCGATTACTGCCTTGTGCCGATGCTCTCCCGGTCGTTCATTTACGACAACGGCGCGAGTTTGCGCGGCAAAGGATACGATTTCGCCGTATCCCGGGTGACACGCTTTCTCACGGAGCATTACAGAAAACACAGGCGGGAGGGCTATGTCCTCGTATTCGATTTCTCAAAGTATTTCGATACTGCCCGGCATGAGCCGGTATTTCGGGAGTTTGAGCGGAGCGGTATAGACGACCGCCTCGTCTCGCTCTCGAAATATTTTATTCAGAACTTCGGCGACGTGGGGCTCGGACTCGGGAGCCAAGTCTCGCAGATTGCCGCGCTCGCGTTGCCGAACAGGATAGACCATTATATCAAAGATACCCTCGGCATGAGGTATTACGCCCGATACATGGACGACGGGTGCATTATCAGTGAGTCGAAAGAAAAGCTTGAACTCTGCCTCCGAGAACTCCGGCGGCTATGCGCCGAGCATGGTATCCGCCTCAATCAGAAAAAGACACAGATTATCAAGCTCACACGCGGGTTTACATTCGTCAAGGTACGCTTTCGCTATGGGAAAAACGGGAAAATCATCCGGCGGGCAACGTATAAGGGCATCCAGCACATGAGGGCGAAATTAAGGATTTTCCGGCGCTGGGTAGCCTCCGGAAGAATGACGGAGGCAGACGTAAAAACGTCGGTCGTCTCATGGCGGGGACACATGAAACGATTTCACTCATACTACATGGAGCAAAGCGTTGAGCGGCTCTATCTGGAATTATTCGATGGAGGGTAAGACTATGGAATACATCGTATACCGGCGCTTCAAGGCCGACGGAATCGACGGGGCTTTCAATCTCCAATACGGGACGATCGTAACGGAAAGAGACGGCTTTCTCTTTGCCTCTGACGGGCGGCGGATTTGCGCCGTCACATCCGAAAATGGATGGGAGTATTTCAGACCGAACACGCCAGAGGGCGCATACCGTCAAGAAATGCTCGACCGGCTCTATCGTTACTATGGCAAGCATGAGGGCGCGTCAGACTTCGACCCGGAGAAATGGGCAGGGGCGGAAAATCTGTATTGGAAAAACCTCCTCCGCACAATGGACACGCCGGAGCTCGAGGCATTTTATAAAGCGCGGCTCGGACAGCCGCCGGAAATGGAGGGATAACGTATGTATGCAGTCAAAAGCGCCGGGGAGATAATCGGGTATTCCGATACACTCGTGTATATTCGCCTACATAAAAACGGGTGCTATGTTCCGTGTACTCCGGCAGAGGCCGAGGGGTTTTGCGTTAAGACGGCGATAGACCGCGCGGACGAGGAGACGGGCGAGACGGCGACTTATCTCGAGGACTTCGTTTATGCTTTTGCTGACGGCGGACTCCTCGGAATTGAGCCGGTCGGCTCCGTTGAGAGCGTAAGCGGTACGCTCATGCTCGCCGAGAACGATAAAGTTCTTGAAATTCTATTAGGGGGTGCGGTGGAATGATTACCGTGCAAAGAGCGCGAGAGCTTCGCGCAATGATTGAAAAGGCGGCGGTTGCCGGGCTCGACGATAAGGACGGCTCGACAGCCGTCGAACTCTATCCGACGCTCTCCGGCGGCGGTGAGCTCGTCAAGGCGGGGGCTCGTATCAACTGGAAAGGCTCGCTCAAGCGGGCGGCGGTGGACTTATGGGACACGGCGGAAAACACGCCAGAGGCCACGCCGAGCTTGTGGGAGGACGTGCTCTATAAAGACGGCGTAAGGATTATCCCGGCAACCATCACGGCGGGGCTCGCGTTCTCCAAGGGAGAGCGCGGCTATTGGGGAGACGTTCTTTACGAGTCCTTGCTCGATAGTAACGTATGGACTCCCGAGGCATATCCCGCCGGATGGCAAAAGGTCACAAAATGAGCGCGGCGGTCTATACGGTCGAACTCGACGGGACAACCATAGCGCGCCTCGAGGCTCTCTTATGGGTAAAACTCACCTCATCCGGCCTGTATAGCGTATGCACAGAGGCCGAGGGCGAGGGCGTTGTCGTCGGCGGGGAGATTTACCACGTCCGAGGGTGTCCGGTTTTGCCGGGTAAGCAGACCGTAAAACTCGACTACATCGAATTATAACGGAGGTACATAATGGACGTTTTTAACGCGATTATCGGAATAATCGGGACTATCCTCGGCGGGATTTTGAGCTATGCCGCATTTCATAGTAGCTCGAAAAAGGATAACAAAAACGAGGGTAAAGAGGCCGGGACGATTTTAACGGAAATCGGCTATATAAAAGCCAATACGGAAGAAATCAAGACCGAGCAAAAAGAACAGCGCCGGACGAACGTCGAGCTTGTTTCCCGCCTCGCCGCCGTCGAAAGCTCGACCAAAAGCGCACATAAGCGGCTCGACCGGCTCGAGGGCAGCAAGCCGGACGAGGACGCGGCGCACAGTAGGCCATAAGCGCCCAAAAATTTGTTGACTCTCGCCCGACTACATAGCCGGACGGGTATCAAATAGAACGCAGTAAACATCATGGACAGGGCAAAAGCCCGGAAAGGAAAAACACAATGAAAAGAAATTGGAAACAGTGGATTAAGGCGGCTGGTATGCGAGCTATCAAGACCGTTGCACAAACCGCCGTTGCAACTATCGGCACGACTGCCGTAATTAGTGAGGTGGATTGGGTGACGGTGGCGAGCGCCTCGTTGCTGGCTGGTATCCTCTCTCTGTTGACTTCTCTGGCGGGTATCCCGGAGGAGCAGGAGGAACAGGAGGCCGAAAATGGTTAAGCGGGTATATTTGTCCCCGTCAAATCAAACGGCGAATACATACTCATACGGCAATACTACCGAGGCCGTCCAGTGCGGACGGATTGCGGAGTATTGCCGGAAAGCCTTGCTCCGCTCGAGCGTTGAGGTCATGGTAGGCCAGTATGACACGATGGCTAATCGGTGCGCCGCCTCTGACAAATTCAACGCAGATTTGCACGTCCCCATTCACACGAACGGTTGCAACGGCGTGGCATCCGGAACGCGAATTTTTTGTTTCAGTTCCGATAAGGACTCGGCGGGTTATAAGGCGGCGAAAGCCGTTTTTGACGTGCTGGCTCCGTTCACTCCGGGCAAAAGTGAAAACATCAAGGAATATCCGGGGCTTTTCGAGGTAAGAACTCCGAAAGCGCCGACGGTCTATATTGAGGTCGATTTCCATGATGTTCCGGCGGTTGCAAAGTGGATTATCGAGAACGCGGAGGGCATCGGTGAGAAAATCGCCGAGGGCTTATGCGACGCGCTCGATGTCGCCTATAAAGCGCCGGACACAAACGCGACCGACATTCCGGCGGATGGCGATACCGGAACAGAGGCGACCGGGAAAACCCTGTATAGAGTGCAAGTCGGTGCGTTTTCGGTAAAAGAAAACGCGGAGAATTTCTTGAGGGAAGTCAAGGCGCTGGGACTCTCAAACGCTTTTATCACAGAGGTAAAAGTGTAAAACGCATAAAAACGGGCGGGGCTTAATGCCTCGCCCGTTTTTTGTTGTCTGAAAGAGTGATTCAATGGCTCTTGTGCGCTATTGTGCTCTTTATGAGTGCATATAGTCTTTTTACGCCGATAGCCCCGTATTTGAACATAAGATAATAAATTTTGTAAAGACCGTAGAGCAAAAAGTAAAGAATCCATCCACAAGCCAACACGGAATACCAACAAAGATAAAAACATCCAACAAATAATAATACAAAAAGGAAATACAAACAATTACTTTTTGTAAGGCGGAGCCCAACTCCGAGCCGGAAACCGCCCATAGACTTTAAGCGCTTCGAGAGGCCGACAAACATCACTCAACGCCTCCCGTTTCTCGCTTTCAGATACGGAACAAGTCCCCACGCGATTAGAGCGCCGCCGACAACAAGCCCACAGACAAAAGAGGAAATGTTCCCTTGTGCAACAAAGGGAATGGAGCAGACGAGGAACAGAGCGCCGACAATGATTTTTGCGAGCATGGCGGCTTTTGTTTGACGCATGCCGGTAGTACGCTCGCGCTCGTCGGCCTCTGCCTTGCGCTTGTCAGCTTTGCGAGCCTTTTCGAGTTCCGATTGCTCCTTTTTTCGACTATCGGAACAATGCTTACAAACATAACGGCGAGATTCCGGGATATAATAGCCTCCCTCGTTTGCGTCAAACTGCCGACCACAGTGTACGCAATGAACAATGTGCTTTTTCATGGTATGAGTAACTCCCTCCTATTTTTCGGTCATGCTGACCTTTAACACGATTATGCGCCGAGTATGTGCTAAAGTCAAGAAAAATGCAGACCATTAACACAATGGAGGCGATAACTTGCGTATATATGATTTTGAGGGAAAGAAGAATATAAGCGGCGAGCGAATCCGTGAGGCACGGCTCAAGCTACGACTCTCACAAAGCGAACTCGCCGCGAGGATGCAAGTCGAGGGCGTGACGATGGAGCGGGACTCAATAAGCCGCGTTGAAATCGGGACGCGATTTATTCCCGATTATGAGATACCCGTCTTTGCTCACGTTCTCGGTGTATCCGCCTTGTGGCTCCTCGGAATAGAGTAAATCCCCGGCATATCCGCCGGGGATTATTTTTGCACTTTTTTGAAATTAACACTTGACATACTGCAAGCAGTATGGTAATATAATAGACAGAAAGGAGGTAAACGCATTGGGCAAGCACAAAAAGAAGCGCGGCAACAAGGTCGAGCCGGACAGCTACTTAAACCTTGTTACCGCAATCCTCAATCTCGTGATTGCTATTCTACTGCTGATAGATAAGCTAACCGAGTGAGGGACAGGGGGAGAAATCCTCCCCCCGTCTTTCAAAGAATAACACGAAAAGCGCTCAATGTCAAATGAACATGACGACAATCATCTACGTCTTATGCGGAGTAAGTATTACTCTATCCGTGATTTCAATTTATATCAATACCAAAAGGAGGCGGCGAAATGGCAGAGACAAAAAGAAAAACTAAGACCTCGACAGCGGTAAAGACTCGGTATAATGAAAAGGTCTATGACATTATATCGGCTCGAGTTCCGAAAGACCTTGCGGCGGATTTCCGCGAAAAGTGCGCCGCCGAGGGTATTCCGCAAGCGCAGATTATCAAAAAGGCGATAGAGGATTTCTTGTCGCGGTAATGAAAGGGCGGGGCTTTCCCGCCCTTTTCCGTATCTTGAGGAGGGCGTTTTATGGGAAAGCGGACGTATAAACAGCTTAATTGGACGAGCCGTATTAAGCTCGAAACGATGCTCAAGCATGGACACTCAAAAAAAGAAATCGCCGAGGAGCTGGGCGTACATATCAGCACCATTTACCGCGAACTCAAGCGTGGAACATATGAGCACCTTAACTCCGATTATACGACGGAGGAAAGGTATAGCCCGGAAAAGGCCGAGGCTCGCTATCAAGAGGGGCTCGCCGCGAAAGGCGCTCCCCTCAAAATCGGGAAGAATCACGCCGCCGCGCAGTTTATCGAGGACAAAATCGGGAATGACAATTATTCTCCGGCGGCTGTATGCGCCCTCCTCAAGCGGGAGGAATACGAATATCTCGGTATTACCTTTTGCCGTGCAACACTCTACAAGTATGTCGAGGAGGGTGTCTTTCTGACGCTCACAAATCAAGACCTCCCCGTAAAAGGCGACCGGAAAAAGAAGCATCGAAAAATCAGAAAAAAGCAGTCTCGAGCATCCAGCGGCACGAGCATAGAGCAGAGGCCAGAGTATATTAACGAGCGGCAGGAGCCGGGACATTGGGAAATGGATACCGTCGTTGGAAAGAAGCGCACGAAAGCGCGTTTACTTGTCCTCTCCGAGCGCGTCACCCGGCGGGAAATCATCATCCGCATAAAGGACGGTCGCGCCGAGACAGTCGTCGCGGCATTAGACCGCCTTGAGCGCATTTATGGCGCGGCGTTCTATGAGATTTTCAAGACAATAACCGTAGACAATGGCTCCGAGTTCGCGGACGCTGACGGCATCGAGCGGAGCGCTCGGCGCAAGGATGCAAAGCGGACGACGGTCTATTATTGCCATGCGTACAGTTCTTGTGAGCGTGGCACAAACGAGAACATTAACCGCATGATACGGCGGCAGTTCCCGAAAGGTACGGACTTCGACAAGGTAACGGCGGCAGAGGTGAAGCGAGTCGAGACGTGGCTCAACAACTACCCTCGGGAAATCCTCGGTTTTATGTCCTCGGCGCAAGCGTTCGAGCTCGCTTTCGACCGTGCCGCATAGCTCTTAAAAATTTATTCTATCTTTTTCGCACAAAATACTTGACATTCGCA